GGGAGCCACTACATACAAGGATTCCGCATGGAAGGATGATTACACAGACGACTATGCGATAGCGGTAGAGCATGATGCGTTACCGATCGACACTCAATGTCCTTGGTGTATGGGCATAGGTGATATGTTTATTGACCCGTACTACTGTATATACTGTGAGTCATGCTTCGAGTGTGGCACAGATAAAGAAGTATGTATGTGTTGGAATCCTGACAAGGCATGGCATGATGAAGTCAATGTAAGATCATATGGCTACTAGAATTAGAGTCCCTCTCTAATACTCCTGAGTATGAGTATAAACTACTCACTAACTTTCAGTAAGCAACAATGCCTACTGATTATCGAAAGGACGATATGAATACTATACAAGAAGTCGCAAGTAACCTACGCTATCTAGCGTCAGAAACTTGCGATCATGAGCAAGAACTATTAGAGTTAGCAGAACTCTTAGACCCTACTTATTATGCTAAGGGTACAATTGTTAAGGCTATCAAAGGACAAGATAGATTCAAGGATACTTCACTATGGATCTCACTAGGTAATGGTAAGTACCAACACCTGACAGGAGAGAAGGGCTTAGTCACTACACACTCACGACTTGACGGATATGTCAAGCCAGTTTGGATTTCCTAAGAACAACGTGATCCCATTCCCTAAGAAAACTTTTGCTCCTATACCTCCACATATTATAGCGTCATTCGCTGTAACCTATGACACGTCAGATTTTCCTGACGACATTGATGTTGATACCGCAATAGACATGGTGAGAACGGACTTATCCGACACACATGGCAGTATCACTATAGATGAGTGGTTCCTTACTGATTCAAGAGGTAAGCCTCTTGGATGAGGAAGCGATCTATAACACTATCATCTATGATGTACGATTTGAATTGAAGCGAGATAAGTATCAGTATGTGAGTGCCGACAGATTCCATGAGGTACTACATGAAGCACTTACTGATACCGATCTTGGCTACTATGTAGCATACGCTACAATCGTACGAGAAATACCGGATGAAAGATAAATCAATCTTGGTGGGGTGCGCCCTTGGATTATCGGGGATGATGTTCCTCGGTGGTGCTCCACCAAGTGCGATAGCAATTACGCTACCAATTATATACCTGATAGGAGTGATGATATGATAGGAATATGTACGGACCATCCCGAACCTGACCTATGGTTTTCGGATACTCTAGATCAGGTTGGTGCTGGTGCACCTAAGAAGGCAGTAGCCAACAAGATGATTGACAATACATTAAGAGCAATCAAAATCTGTGGTAACTGCCCTGTTCAACAGGAGTGTAAGCAATTAGGTATGCTACCTGTTAACTTGGAGCACGGTGTATGGGGTGGTACTATGGCAGGTGAGCGATTGCTTCTTGCTAAAGTGCCACTTCATAATACTTCCCTACGAAATACAGTATCCTTTGCTAATAAAGTAAGGGCATTGGAGGTTAAATGAAACGCATGTATCTGATACCGCTAGCAACGTTAGCCTTATTGTTAGTTGCTACCCCTGCCTTAGGGCCTAAGCCTGTTGAACATAAGCAACATGCTTGGACTAAGCAAGATAGCCTAGCCTATGCTAATGACCGACTAGTAGTGTGGGCAAGCAAGCAAATGACCTGCCTAAGCAGGCTATGGGGTAAGGAATCTGCGTGGAATCCTAAGGCTAAGAACAAACACAGTACTGCCTTTGGTATACCACAGATGTTGAAGTTAGATAACTCCCTATCGGCAGCACAACAAATAGATAGAGGATTGTCCTATATCTACTATCGCTACGACACACCATGCAACGCATGGAAACACTGGCAAAGAAAGAAGTGGTACTAATGGGTGATGAAATAAGTATACATCAGTTACGACCCACTGACTATGAGAACGCTATGGATATACGTGGTACTGCTACCACTGTATGTCCATGTGGCTGTGATGTATGGCGTGTCTTAGTTAAGTGGGATGAGGAAGAGAAGGCAGTAGGTATGTACTTCTTAGATATGGAGTGCGCTCAATGTGGCACTCTTGCTACTGCGCCGACACCAGATGAGGACGATACTGATGCCGACCTATGAATATAAATGTGCAAGTTGTTTCACTACTGTTGAACAAGAACGTAGCCTACATAGTGAGGCTATCGCCCCCACTTGTTGCGGTGGTAGCATGATTAGACAATGGAATAGTACCGCTGTACACTTTAAGGGTACCGGATTCTATAAGACAGGTGGATAATGGAACTATATAATCTCACACCAGACGAGAAAGAATTATTTAAGAAGGATCACCCTAACATGACCGAGGGTGAGTACTTCGATCAGGAGTTTGGTGAATTGCTATGGTCTGATCCGGCGGAGTTAGATTCTTCTCCTTCTACCGGCTCAGAATCATCATCACGATAGGGTTTGAACCCACCTATCTTGTTGATGATGCGCTTGATGGCACGCTTGTGTCGCATACGTGCGGCATCTGCGCTGCCTATCTCCATAGCGGTAGCGATCTCATCAAAGTCCATTGACTCAGCGTATCGGTAGAACAATAAGCGTCGATCGTCCTTGCTTAGATGCCAGTATGCTGAGTCAACCTCTACTAACATAGCCATAAGATTACCACCCTCTGATGGGGCAGACGGACGACCCGGACGACCAAGATTTAATACCTGAGTGATGTTCATCTCTCCTCGTATGACGGCAGGAAGTAATGCTTCCACCATATCAGCCTCGTAAAAGAATAAGTCTGATGTTTCATACCCACTTAACTTTGCTTTCCACTTCTGACAATAGTCTAACGCTTGATTGCGTAAGGATTTATAGATAAGATTCTTAGCATCTTTCTCGCCTATCGCTTCCCATTCATCTAACTTATTTGGGTGCTCAACGAACCATTGGTACAACGACTGATGTATATCATCATACTCTACTATCTCATACTTCCTATGATAGTCAGAGGCGACAGCCTTTACTATGTAATCCCAAGGTTCAATGCGCGACCACTCTATCATTATAGTTTCCTTATCCATACTTGGTTGTTCATCTCAATAACTTCTGACTTAAACTGAAATGCCCAACAGAAAAAGTCTATTGCTCTGAATGGCATATACACCATCCCATCCTTATGCTCCCAAGTAAAGTCATCAAACGCCATGATGCCACCACTCTTAAGATGTTGCCACCCTAAGATTGCGTCAGTTATTACACCTGCTGCTGTGTGGTCAGCATCTATGTATATAAAATCATACCACCAATCACCATCATCTTGATGTTCATTAAAGAAATGTTCAGTCGACAATCTAGATGGATAAACATTTTCATAATCTTTTACCCTGTATAAATAAGTCTGCCACACGTCATGAAAGTCCATATCTTTATGAGCATCTTCATCCGAGCCAGCCCAAGTATCAACATCAGTAAGAGATGAAGACTCATCTGTTAAAATGTTATCAAGCATCCATATACTAGCATCACCAGTAAAGACACCTAGTTGTAAAAACTTTAAGTCTGGCTTACCTTTGTAAGCCGATAAATGTTTCTCAAAGTTTGGTTGAGAAGATGCAAACCAATTAGGATACTCTGTCATTTACCCCACACCTTGCCATTAACTACGAAACTTCCATCCTTCTGGATAGGAATCAAGTGTGGTGTTACTACATTACCATCAACATAAAGGATACCGAAGCCTTGCTGCCATGAAAATAAGCCAGCCTTGATATACTTAGCATCCTTGTATGACATTAGATTGCCAACTTCCATACCCCATACAATCTTAGGCTTACCACCCATGTATGACTGCGTGTAATGGGTCAAGCCCATGCGGTGTGTATGTCCACATACTACAGACATGCCTGCCTTCTTAGCCAAGCCTAAGGCTGTCATGCCCCCAGTAGGATTCATTGATCCTTCGTCCCCGTGTAGGAGAATCCAACCGGGAGCAAGTTGATAAGGGTTGCGATGATAGGTAGTACCTATGTCGTCCAACCGTAGGAAGTTCTCAATATTTAATTCAGGCAATCCAAGTAAGCCCGGTGCTCTCATCATTACTGTATTGAATAACCTATCAGTATGATTCGATCTAATCATATGCCTTACCTGTAGAGATTCTAAGATACGTGTTGTCTCATCTCTATCTCTACCTATGCTGCGCTCAAACTCTAGTGGTGTACCCTTAGCCCACTTAGATATCGTCTGCATATCCATCTCATCGCCAACTGATACCACCTCATCAGGCTTGAATGCCTTAATAAACTTAGCAAGATTGGCTACTGCACGCTTATCATGATACGGTACTTGAAGATCGGATACACATACGATTACCTTCATTACTTACCCCATTGTCCTCTCAGGACTAGCAATCCTATGATTGCATAGTTAGCCATGTCCTTGAATGAATCCTCAAGGGGCTCGAAGTTTGGTTCATTACTATGTAGGTTATTAATCCTTGCTAACTTATCGTGCATTCGCACACGCAATCCATTGATCGCACCACCGGGTGCATCCATAATATTCTTAGTGCCATAGTCTTGGTGCTTACGCAACAACAACTCTTCTAACTCTTGGAATGTTTCGTTGACTACAGTTTCGAATTCAGCAACGGGATCGTTATCGTTATCGTCAGAGTATCTTCGCTCCGTCCAACCTTCGTCAAGTTGAGCCCGTAACCTCTCAACCACTCTAATATTTGCCATACTTCCTCATCCCCTATTCTCATCCTCTGCCTTTAATAACTCTTGTAGTCCCTGATCGAAGTCAGCCATCTCGGTATTGATTACTATGTCTTGCACCATCTCGCCTATTAATTCGGGATGGGTTTCTGCTGTATACAATGTCATGTAGGTGGACTGAACTATCTCTTTAATAGTATCTGTCTCACCCTTAAGTGCATGTCCATATAGGCAACGCAACAATGAGCCTATCATCAATGAGAATCCGCTAGGCAAGATCAACGCAGGATCAAAGGGATTATCATCATCTTCAAGCAAATGATCTACCGCTTCGAACACATTCTTAAAATGCCATCCACATTCAGGGCATTTAGGTATCTCTTTATCCATTGATCTTAGCCTTCTCTCTAATATAATCTGCACCATACTTTACATAGGCTGAGTTAACATCTTCACCATCAGCGAACTGTACTATGGTAACAGGCAACTCGCGTGCTAACGACCTAGCAAATTCCGTGCCCGGTTGATCGCCGTCCGCAAAGATAAAGACTCTTTCAAAGTCTGCCAATAGCCTAGTGTAATGCTTCTTCCAACTGTTAGCCCCAGGTACGCCAACACAAGGAATGCCAACACAAGCAGATAAAGTAATTGTATCGAGTTCACCTTCACATACTCCTATCCAGTCACCGGCTCGATCGATATCGAGCACGTTATACATCTTTGTTTCTGCACCAGTCATACTCATATACTTAGGTTCAACAGCCGGATTAAGAGAGCGGAACCGCAGATCAACAACGCCAGTTTTAGTAATATACGGAATCGATAATCTACCAGTAAACATCTCATGTCCAGTTTCAGGCTCCGCGACTACGCCGAATCGAGCCAGCCGTGCTGCCTCTTGAGTTATACCCCTGCTTCTTAGGTAGTCGTAAGCCAGTGAGATGTTTGCCGCGTACTTGTCCGCTGCAAGCCCCAGCAATTCCTTCTGCGATGCTGTTTGCTTCATTGAAATCTACACCTTCTCTTTTACATATGAGTTGTAAACTATTTCCCGACATACCACATGCGAAACAAACAAAGATTTGTTCGTTAAGGTTTGCTGAACCTGACTTGTGCGTGTCGTCGTGGAACGGACACTTGATATATACTTGACCGGAGTCTCTAGTAATTGTTGCGCCATAATACTCTAACACCGCCTTAACTTTTGGTAGATCAGTCATCGAATAAATCACCTAACCTAAACACTAGGTAGGCATCTGCTATTGCTTTACCCCTCGCCTTGATGACGACGGCCGGTAAGATGGACTCGATGGAGAGGCCTCTTGCTTTCGCATAATTGCCTGCTTCAACGCTTGCCTCTTTACCCCAGCCAGAGAGGTCGATCTTATTCCCAGCGCCGGGTGCTTTACATTCGAGGATTCCGATGTTCCCGAGGAAGTCCGCATGAATGACAACATCACCCTCGTCATTCTTTCCAGCCCTCGCCAGCCTTTCGGCTGAGAATTTACGAGATCGAAACCAGTCTCTAACTTCGACTTCAAAGTGTGCTCCTCTTGCTTTGTGTGACTTACGTGTTGTCATATTTATTTCAATTCTGTGATAGGTACACGCCATCCACCAATAGATTGATCTACCCATTCATCTCGTCTGCATTCATCTGCAAAGAAATGACCGTAGATTTCTACCTGTGAATAGTATTCTGTATCTAATACCATACATCCATACACACACTTGCCTGCATCTTTACCCCAGAAGGGGATACCATTAGCCGTACGTATAGTACGCACCTCTATAGCATGACCAACATCAGGTAGATGAGCACGTTGCGAATGCAATTCATTCGGATACCAAGGCATACTCCACACTAAATTCTTAGCCTTGGCAACTGCCCACTCAGCCACGTTAGCACGTATGCTAGCGGTAAGTTCGTGCTCTAGTCTACCATTAGCCTTACCTTGTGCATAGTTTGGTCTGTCAACACTACCAAACTTCATAAGCCAACGCTCTGTTGCAAGCATGGTACATACTCTTACTTCTTCTTTACTCAGTTCTACTATCATGAATTCTCCGGTATGTCTTCAACGAACATGTACTCAGGATTGAATGCAACCCAAGTCATAAGATTAGCATGAGCATCTGCTCTGCCATATCTATTCTTTACAGGTGCTATAGCCATTGAAGTACCGACAACACCTAGGGTACAGATTAATGCTGGCAACTGGGATACTTTACCTTGAATCGCTGAGCGTGGCTGGCATGGTCTACCTTCTACCGCCTCAGAAGTATGATGTAATACAATTACTGCTGCGTTAGTAGCACGGGCTAGGTACTTTAACTCTTTCATAATAGCACGCATTGAAGCGAACTCTTCGCCACCATCAGTGGCTACGTCCATTAAGTTATCTACTATGATACATACTGGGGGACAACCCCACAACTCTTCGAATGCTTGGACTTCCTCATCTATATCCTGCAATGTAGGACTAGATTCGAATGACCATACTACGTGACTACTCTTAGATAGTGTAGCCTTAGTCCACCCAATATCATTTTTTAACATCTGCTCTACATCACCTTGGCTTTTGCCAGAGATCATAGAGGCTAAACGCATAGCCATAGTATGAGCATTGGTATCTGCTGATATGTACAGCGTAGGTACCTTCATCTTTAATGCTAGCGCAAGTGCGAGCGTGGACTTTCCTGCTCCGGGCGCTCCTGCAAACATCGAAACTTCGGCACGCCGAATAATGATTTGGTTATTCTCAAACGCTTTGAACGGCGACGGGAGTGGTTCGCCACCGAGCGACGCACGACCAACTGATCTGACAAGCGTACGCATGGATTACCTTTCTGATTAATAAAGAAGAGCCGTATCCAGATGGAGGGCTGACTACGACTCTGTCTCATTTTGCCTTCAGCCAAGAAGGCTAGTTAACTGGCTTGCATTGCTCAGGACTTTGGGGTAATGAACATACCCACATAGCATATGGCTTACCAGTCTTAGAACTTATGCCTGACTTATGGATTCGAGCGCCGTGTGGACATGTAGGCGTCGCGGATAGGCCCGGATTGCTTGTCGGGGCTGGAGCGGAGGAGGTGGATGGCGGAGTGCTTGGCATTGAAGGCGGTGTCTCCAAAGGGGCTGTGTTATATGAAGCAACTACCAATCCTCGTACTGCTGCAATCTGTGGTGAGTAATCACCGATACCTTCTAAGAGAACACTAAGTTCATCAGCGGTATTGGCACGGATATTAATCATATCCCCACCTGGGGTCTTGTATGAAACCTGTAACTTCCAGTCTTCTGTTGACATGTTAACCTATCTTTCCTGGGTAGAATTCGCAATGCTCTGTGAGTCCACATAGTACATTGCAGTTGTTTGTATTTGGTAAGAATAGCCCAGCCTTACGTGACTTGTCAAAAATATCTACAATGTACTCAAGTTTCTCATGAGTAAACTCAGATAGGTCTATCGTATTTCCTGTGCTAAAGGTACGTGCCATGTAGTAATTGCCCCACTTGACAGGCACACCGAACTGCTTCTCTAGTCCAACCTTGTAGAACCCCAACTGTAAGGGGTTAGATGGGTAGCGTTGTGATGTTTTAAGATCCACAACTACCAACTCACCATTGACTTCGAACACTCGGTCGATAACCATCTTGACATTTACACCTGCTATGTCTACTATCAGACCAAGTTCTATCGCTGGCTCCCCCTCAGGGGTAGTCCAGATCTTCCAATCAGGGTTGTTAACACGCCATTGGATGTAGGATTCAAGCCACTTAGGCCCTGCTGTTTGCCAGAATTCCACATTCTCTTTGTCAGGATTTAACTTAGTGGCTCTGCCACCTACGCGTGCATCAGTCAGATCTATCTCACCTAGGGATTCTTGCCATGCAA